TGATCCTCATACCAAGATCATTCAGGCGACGCACACTGCTGAACTTGCAGTTGGCTTTGGTCGAAAGGTTAAGAACCTTTTGGACAGTGAGATTTACCGAGATGTGTTTCCTGAGATTGAGTTGGCTAGGGACGCCAAGGCGAGTGGTCGTTGGTCAACGAATGAGGGTGGTGAGTATTACGCTGTTGGTGTAGGCGGTGCGCTGGCGGGTCGTGGTGCTAATCTGTGTATCATTGACGATCCTGTATCAGAGCAGGATGCTTTATCACCTACCGCGCTGGATGGAATTTACGAATGGTACACATCAGGGCCAAGACAGCGACTACAGCCGGGCGGAGCGATCATCATTGTGATGACGAGGTGGTCGATCAGGGATTTGACCGCGAAGGTTTTGCAGAAACAGGCCGAGGGTGGGGCGGATCAGTGGGAGGTAGTGGAGTTTCCGGCGATCTTCCCCGATACAGACAACGTGTTGTGGCCAGAATTCTGGAGCAGGGACGAGTTAGAAGGTGTTAGGGCAAGTATTCCTGTTAGTAAGTGGAATGCGCAATACCTCCAAAATCCGACAGCCGAAGAAGGTGCAATTATTAAAAGGGAGTGGTGGAATGTTTGGGAAGCTGATGATCCGCCGCCGTGTGAATATATTATTCAGAGCTATGACACGGCGTTTACAAAAAGCGAAAGAGCAGACTATAGCGCTATTACAACGTGGGGAATCTTTTATCCAGACGAGGGTGAAGAGCCTGCCATTATTCTCTTGGATGCGGAAAAAGGACGATGGGAGTTCCCAGAGCTAAAAGACGCAGCTTTGAGGCTTTATAAGGACTACGACCCTGATATGGTTTTGATTGAGCAAAAGGCGTCTGGTACGCCGCTCACTCATGAGATGCGCCAGATGGGGATTCCTGTGAGTGCGTTTACTCCCGGCAGAGGCGCTGACAAGTTCTCTCGTATGAATGCTTGTGCGCCTGTCTTTGAGAGCGGCATGGTGTGGTCTCCAGAGTCCAGATGGGCAGAAGAGGTCATTGAGGAATGTGCGTCGTTTCCTAACGGAGAACACGATGACTTGGCCGATAGCATGACACAGGCTATACTTCGTTTTAGACAAGGTGGTTTTATTCGCACTCGTGCTGATTATGAGGACGAGGACATTCACGCATACCGAAGGCGTAAGGAGTATTATTGATGGCTGGTAAGAAGAAGCCTTTCACGAAAAAGCCAAACGTAGGCAGACCTTTCGACAAACAGGGTCGATTGGCAGATTTGATTCGCGCCCTTTCTGGCAAAAAAATGCCATTTACAAAAATGAAAGAAGGCGGCGCTGTTCCGCCTGAGTTCAAAGGTTTCTCCAAGCTGCCAGAAAAAGTTCAACAGAAGATGAATCCTGATCTTGCTCAGAAGTATGAGAATGGTGGGGAAGTTCGTGGCGCACGTTCTGCTATTAGTGGCAGAGGGTTCAAGGGAATCCGCTAACCATGTATAAGGGTAAAGAGGCTGGCGTCTGGCTTTGTGTCTCTTGCCCTTCGATGGCACGGCTATGTGACCCACACCGCGTAGCGCCGATGTCAGCCTCACCTATAGGAGTGAATAATGGCTATTGAAAGAGGGATTGGCGCTGGTGGAGATCAGTTGCTTGTTAATGGAGCGATGCCAGAGCAAGTTGACGTTCCTCCGATGCTTCCTGAGAACCCGGACATTCAACAGATGGAAGATGGCTCTGTTTTGGTTGGGGAGATCGAAGAGCAGATTGAGGTAGCGCAAGTTCCTTTCGACGCCAACTTGGCAGATTATATCGACAACTCTGAACTTATGCGTGTCTCTAGTGATTTAGTTAGCGACATCGAAGAAGATTTGTCGTCACGAAAAGATTGGGAAGACACATACAAGCGTGGCATTGATCTTCTGGGCATGGAGTATGACGAGCGAAGTGAGCCGTTTGAAGGCTCCACTGGTGTTGTCCATCCTCTGCTTTCAGAGTCTGTAACGCAGTTCCAAGCACAAGCTTATCGTGAGATGTTGCCGTCAGGTGGGCCTGTGCGGTGTCAGATTGTTGGTGTAGAAACGCCAGATGTTGCTCAACAGGCTGAACGTGTAAAAGATTACATGAATTACATGCTCACCTACGAGATGGAAGAGTATGATCCCGAAACAGATCAGATGCTGTTCTATCTGCCGATTGTGGGTTCTACCTTCAAGAAAGTTTACTTTGATCCCCTGCTTCAGCGCGGTGTGAGTAAGTTTGTTCACGCTGAAGACCTCATTGTTCCTTATGGTGCAACTGATCTTCTTACGTCACCTCGCATCACTCATGTCATTCGCATGGATAGTAACGAAATCCGCAAGATGCAGATTGCTGGATTTTATCGTGATGTTGATTTGCCGGACGGTGGAAACCAGAACAATTATTCGGAAGTTCAAGAATCCATTGATGAAGCGCAGGGCGTACAGATAGCTGGCCCCTCTCAGGAGATGACGTTGTATGAGGTTCATACATCTCTTGATCTTGATGGTTTCGAGGACATGGACGCATTTGGTGAGGCAAGCGGTCTGAAGTTGCCTTACATTGTAACCATTCTTGAGGCCACTGGCGATGTTTTGGCTATTCGTAGAAACTATGACCAGAACGATGCGTTAGTGCGTCGTCAGCAATACTTTGTTCATTACAAGTTTTTGCCCGGACTTGGTTTTTACGGTTTTGGATTGACCCACATGATTGGAGGGCTGTCCCAAGCTTCTACGAGCATCCTGCGACAGCTTATCGACGCTGGTACGCTATCCAACCTACCCGCTGGTTTTAAGGCGCGTGGTGCGCGTATTAGGGACGAAGATGAGCCACTTCAGCCCGGTGAGTTCCGTGATATCGACGCCGCTGGTATGGATATTCGTCAATCCATTATGACTTTGCCGTTCAAAGAGCCGTCAGGAACGCTTTACAACCTTCTTGGCACTCTTGTTGACTCTGGACGCCGTTTTGCGTCTATGGCTGACATGAAAATCAGTGAAATGGGTGGCGAAACACCTGTTGGCACGACAATGGCCATTATGGAGCGTGGCACAAAGGTAATGAGCGCCATTCATAAGCGTCTTCATTACTCTCAGAAGATCGAATTTAAGCTTTTGGCCAATGTTTTTGCCAAATTTAGCGCTCCTGTGTACCCGTATGCGGTTCCCGGCGCTCCTCCAGAGATCATGCAAAGCGATTTTGACGCTAGAATTGATGTTTTGCCGGTTTCTGACCCGAATATCTTCTCCATGTCGCAAAGAATTGCTTTGGCGCAGACACAATTGCAGCTTGTGCAGTCTAATCCAGAGATCCACGGTGGGCCACAGGGCTTATATCAAGCATATTACAAAATGTATGAGGCTCTTGGGGTTACAAACATTGATTCCATACTGCCAAAACCGCCTCAACCACAGCCAATGAACCCTGCTCGTGAAAATCAGGAGGCGTTGCGTAATCAAAGGTTGCAAGCCTTCCCGCAGCAGAACCATGCCGCTCATATTGAGGCTCATTTAGCCATGTTGGCGACTCCTATCGCACAAGCTAATGCAAATATTGTTATGACGCTTCAGGGCCACATTTCAGAGCATATTGGAATGATGGCTGAAGTGCAGGCACAGCAAGAAGTCATGGCAAGCATACCTCCTGAAGCACAAATGATGTTGCAGCAGGATCCGATGATGATGCAGCAAATTCAGGCACAAATTGACGATCTTGCAGCAGTCAAGATTGGCGAGTTGACTGAACAGTATGCACAAGCAGTAGCTCCTGCTGACAACACTGATCCTCTGGTAGCAATCAGGCAGCAGGAGCTTGCCCTACGAGGGGCCGAGATTCAGGAGAAATCTCGCCAGTTCGAAGAAAAGCAAGGAATGGAGCAAGAAAAAGAGCGTAATGACGTTCTTCTTGCACAACAGCGCCTTGATTTGCAGGAAGAAGCAAATGAAGAGCGTATCAGGGTGGCCGAAGAGCGTGTGCAAGCGCAACGCGATATTGCTGCCGCAAACTTAATGAATAGGAGGCAGTAATGTCAGCCAGTTCACAATCACGCCAAGTTGCCGAGCAAATGAAGGCAAAAAAAGTGGAGCGTCGCCATGCCCTTGAAGAAAGGCAAAAGCCAAAAGACGATCAGCAGCAACATCAGCAAGCTAAGATCGGAGGGGTATCCGCAGAAGCAAGCAATAGCGATAGCTCTGTCGGAAGCGGGAAAAAAACAGCGAAAAAGACCACGTCCAAAAAAGCCGCAACAAAGAAAAAAGCCGTTAAAAAAGGCTGAAGGTGGAATTGTTTCTCGTTTTTCGCGCATTGCTAGGCCGCAACGCTTTTTAGGAGTTAGGTGATGGCTGACAAGAATGATGACGATTATCGCCGCCCCGGTAGAGACAACCCCATCTACCAGATGGCTACAGGGCTTTCTGATCTGCAACTTAGTATTCTGAAAGAACTGTATGATCGTCCTCAGTCTATGAAGGGGAAGCCTTTCTACAAAAGAGATGCAGACGGCCAATATTATTTTGGCTTTTCCAAGGGCGGTGGTGTTTGCCGTGGACAAGGGCGCGTAAGGAAACAAAGAAAGTTTCGTGTGACTTAGGAGGCAAAAATGGCACCTAAAAAGTTTGAAGAAGGAACAACTTACGCGCAGTATGACCTCGACGGTGATGGAGAAATAACTGATGCTGAACTTGCTCACGCCAAGGAAATACGACAGGCAGAGCATGAAATGCGTAAGCTTCGCGCTCAACGTCGTATGGCAACTGCTAGTCTTGCCGCTATGGCGGCGTTTACTACGGCCATGTTTTTTGTGGACATAGAAAGAGTGAATGCTCTTTCAGATATTAGCAATCTTTTCTATATTAGTGGCGCAGGCATTGTGGGTGCCTACATGGGAGCATCTGCTCTCATGGGTAAAAGGGGTTAGGAGGGCATTATGTTACAAGCACTGATTGGTCCTGTGAGCGGGTTGGTTAGCTCATGGATGGACAAGAAGACTGAAGAGCAGCGAGGCAAATCTGCCGTTGCGAAAGCAAAGGCCGAAGCGGAAGCCGCTGTTATGGTTTCTGCGGCGACATCAACTGCCGACTGGGAAAAGTTGATGGCTAAAGGTAGCCAAAATTCGTGGAAAGACGAGTGGTTAACAATTTTGTTCAGCATCCCCTTAATTTTAGCCTTCTGTGGTGATTGGGGCAGGAATATTGTGGCGCAAGGCTTTGCGGCCTTGGAGGTTATGCCAGATTACTATCAATATACTTTGGGCGTTATTGTAAGTGCCAGTTTTGCCGTGAGGTCAGCGACAAAGTTTTTTGGTAAGAAATAATGGATGCTCTAAATCTTGCAGAGTATCTGCTAAAGGACATACGCCAGCAAA